TCCTCTAATCGGTGCATCCGTATTATTGGAAGATGTTAGATGTTATAATCGCGCAGGTGTATTATTAGAGGAATATCCAAATTATTACAGTTGGGCAAACGTTCACACTCTATATTCTGAAACAGAAACACGTATAAATAAAGATGGATTAACTGAAGGTGTTGTAGCATATAATCCAAATCAGAAATCATGGACTGGTAATAATATTAGTCGTTTTACAAATACTCAATTTAATCCATATTTTAAAAAAGATTCTACTGGAAATGTAACATATAATAAAGTTCGTATTTGTTTAAAACTCAAAACAGGATTAATGAGCAGTAAAACCATTGTTCCAAATGCTCTCTTAGGGGGTATGCGGTGGGAATTTATCCTGTCTCCTGATCGTAGAGTTTTTAGATTATTTAGAAATGCTATTACTTCTGCTTATTGTCCTAAACTCTCTCATGTTGGAGTAGGTGCTAAATATACCGGCTATCCTACGGCTTCATCCCCTGTAACTGCAATTTATCTCTCATGGGCTAATAATATGATGATATCTGCTGATAGAGTTCCGTTTTGTGTCGGTGAGAGAATTCAAATTAATGGAATTACTGGAAAAACAACTATTACTAGTATAGAAGTTGAAGAAGTAAGTGGTGAAAATTTTATTAAAATTGGTTGTACCTCGTATGCTAATGCTGATGGAAATATTGCTAGTGAAGCCCCTATTATATCTACTTCGTATGATGATAATATTGCAGGAGGTGATTCTCCTCCATCTTATACAGTCTCAGATGTAGAAATGATTGTTGAAGAAATTGAAACATCTCCTGCTTATCAGAATGCGATGATGAAGGCACTCAAAGAAAACGGAAAAGTTGCTTATAATTGCTTGTGTGCTCAGAATTATCGTCATTCGGTTCTAGCAAGTGATAAAAATTCTACTGTTCATTTTAACCTTAATAATAGTATGGCGAAGGCAATTCTAGCTGTTCCTGTAACTGACCCCTCCTCAGATATAAATACTACTATTAAACAGTTTACACTAAGAGATGGAATTAGTGGGAACTGGGATCATCTTTTAGAATATCAGTGGTTATATGATTCAAAACTTCAGCCTGACCGTGCCGTAGATACTAGAAAAACGAATGACCAAACAATTGATATATATAATGGACAGTATTTGTGTGAATTAGAAAAAGCCTTAATTATGGGAGGTATTCCTAGCAATTCATTCGAACATATAAAATCTAATTGTGTAATTCCTCGTGCTCTAGCATTGGAAGGACAAATTTATGACACGAGGATGAAAGATGCTCAGTTAAATCTACATTATAGCACTCTTAGTGAAAAATCAAAATTAATTAATGCTTGGGTTGTTCATGTTAGACGTTTTGAAATGACAACATCAGGTGTAAATGTAATCTTTTAAAAACTTTTTTTATAAAATAAAATTCTTTTAAAAACTTTTTTAATAAAATTCTTTAAAAAACTTTTTTAATAAAATAAAATTCTTTAAAATAAATATATTATTAATAAATAAATAATGTCTCAGTATTTTCATCTTCTTCCGAGCAATCAACCATCAAATAATGTAATAAAATTTGAAGGTGTCCCTCTTATTAATTTTACACTGGCTCAGAATCCAAATGCCACTGTTCAGGGTTCATCTATTAGACTAAATGGAAAATTAACCTGTAAAGCTTCAAATGGTGCTGTCATTACAGGAGGAACTGCTAATTTAGATGAACGTCTAGGAATTTATTCTCTATTTGATAGACTTTCTATTAGTTTATTAAATAATTCTCAAATTTTAGAAGAGATTAAATTCTATAATTCGTTCTTAAGTTCCTATTTATCGGTGACTACTTCTGAACAACAGATTCTAACCTCTGATAATGTTCAACGTGGTTCTGTAATAAGTCAGGGACAGGGTTCTGATATTGTAGTTAATGGAACAGGGGCGGGAGAATCTACGATATTCTTCAGCATTCAACTTCCATGTGGGCTGTTTTTAGGACAGAATCCAATTCCATTAATGCACGGTTTAGTGATATCATTAAATCTGTGTCCTCCATCTCAGGCTTTCCGTGCTGATGCTGGGACTGCTCCATATTATGAACTTTCTGATGTTCATCTGTCAGGTCGTATGATGACAGGAATGCAGAATGTTCCTCGAACCCTTGTTTATAACTCTATTCAGAGTTATTATTCGGTAATTAATAGTGCCTTTGCTACCCTGAATTTCAATTTAGGAACTTCTCAGACACTTGGTTCTTGGGTGGTATTTAGACCAAGTGAGAACACTAATAATTATGAAAAATCAGGAACTCGTAACCTTCCAATTATGAAGTCTGCCACTAGTCCTGCCGTTATTAAAGACCTCCAATTTTTACAGAATGGAGTTAAAATTCAGCTACAATATCCAATTGAGGACGATAATGCAGAAAATCAAACTCTATTTAATAGTCAAATTACTAGAAATTTTATTAGTGCTATTCGTAATTTCTCCTCTCTTGGTAATACTGGTGTCTCTCCAATTAACACGAATCTAACAACCACCTTTAATGACGAACACGATAAAGTTAAAGGTGATTTTATATATGGTATAGGTTTAAGAATGGATTATTATTCTGACCAAGGTGTTAATATGGTAGGAGGCAATTTTACTATTCAATTTACTAGCACTCTAGACACTGATTTTCCTAATAGTGCTTATATGTTCGTACATACTAGAAACACTGTTAATTTTGGAGATACAGGGGTCCAAGTCCTTAATTAGTTTAATTAATAAATGGATACCATATTTAAACAAACTTTTTAGAAAAAAGTTTTATCAAAAAGAAAAAATTTTTATAAAAATAAATTTCTTTAATAAAATATTATTTTATAAAAAAACTTTTTATTAAAAACTTTTTATTAAAAACTTTTTTTTATAAAATAAAATTCTTTAAAATAAATATATTATTAATAAATAAATAATGTCTCAACCAAATAATCTTAATGATGAAGTAAAGGCACTTAATCCATTAATCTCAGATCCTAAAAGATGTAATAATCCTCAAGTACCTGATTTATTAAAGCCAAATTGTAAGAATTTTCAGGAATCTCAGAATGTGGACACATCAATACTCGACCCTGTAATTGTAAAAAGTGATTATATCCGTTTTGTTTTAGATAAAAAGGGCATTTTACACTCAAACAGTAAAATCTCTTTTTCTATGAAATTAAACGGTGGTTCTTATAAGGCTTTTTTTCCAATTACTTCAGGTGCATATTCGATCGTCAAAAAAGCCGTCCTTCGCGCAGGTACGACTATTTTAGATTCTACCGACCAATTCAATGTGCTGAGTTCTTACGAGAATTTAATGTTAGATAATGACACTGTTCTCCGTAAAGAAGGAATTAAATCAGGAATGGTAGGTGCTTATAAATCTACGATTCTCCCATATATGAACGGCTCAGGTGTGGCAAATGGCAGTGAGTGGCCAAGTGAATCATCTCTAAATGTTGGAAGAGATTTTTCTCTAGCATTTACTCCTGGTAGTTTTACCTCTACATTAGGAACTGATAAATGTCCTGTAACTCTTCATGATTATCAAGATTTAAGAAAAAATTCAGATTATGTTCTAGAGTTAGCAACACTATTTAAATCTCTACGTTTTACCCAATTACCCCTATATATGATTGAACAACCCGTAATTATCGAATTGTTTTTAGAACCAACTAATGCTACCCGTTTATCCGTCCCGCTTGGTGGAACAGTTCCTGTATTTGAATTAGATACTACAAGCCCCAAACTCATAGCTGATTATATTTACTACTCGTCAGACACGATGAATGCCTTTCAGGAAAGTAATAAAATTATGAGCCTTCCATTTTTTGAGCATCAGTTAGTAAATACTAATGTTAATTATGATACAACCCCTAATTTTGTTCGAAATTTAGGATGTGCAGGTAAAGCAGTTAATACTATTAAAATCTGTCATACAGATTTAACTTCTAATTTAACTAATACACTTCTAAATCGTTATAAGTCAGAAGTTGCTGCATGTTCTCGTGATGACATCTCCTATAACTTAAAAGTTAATGATAGATTTTTATTTCCTGTTGCAGTTAAGAATCCATCTGAGCAGTATGTTAACACTATATCAGCTGAGGGGATGTCTCTTAATATAACTGGCAGAGAATACGACAAAGAGCTTGGAAATGAATTTACTGAATTTGAAACAATTGAAGGACATAAACAGGATGATGAATTAGAAGGACAGAAGAGATGGATGACTATTTATAACCTGACTGGAGAACGTATTAATAATAGAGGTATTGAATTACATTTAGACGTAAAGAATGCAGGAGATACTGACCTTAATCAGTTAGTATGGGTTCAGTTGAGTAAAACATTAGTTTTATCTAACGGCCGTTTCACTGAAGTTTATAATTAAAATTCTTTTAATAAAAAATTTTCTTTAAAAATAATATATAAATAATATATAAATGAGTAATAATGAACAACCTGATTATATATTTATTGAATGTTCTGCTGACCATTCATTTGAAAAAAATTCAACAAATAACAGATGGATTAATAAAATTGATGGAGGTGTGACAATACCTGAAAATGCTATTTTATCCGTTCAATATGCTGGATTAAATGTTATAGGCAGTGACTCAAATGTTATAGAATTTAAAAATGAAAAAATAGGACAATCTGAAATATATAAATATAATGAAGAAAATGAAAATTATGAAAAAGTTAAATATGATGTTTATGATAATAAAATAACACTTTTTATAGAGTTTTACAAGAACCAAGATGGACTTTATAATTATATTATGCCTTATCCTCATTTTTCATATAGTTATACTGATTATGAAAATAATTATATAGCACGTGGAAATAATAAGGATAAAACTAATGAGGAAAAACAACAAGGAATAGAACAATCAACATATAATTCAATATTTAATTATGGTTTTCCTGTTGATAATAAAAGATATACAATATTAAAAAGAAATCCAAATTCAGAATATACTGGAACTCATTCAGGAAGAGAACATAACGGGATTTATTTTGCACGTGATATATCCAATTATGAATATTCTGTATATTTTAATGAAGTAGAGATAGAATTAGATAAAGGATATTTAACACCTTCCTCAATATCTCAACAAATATCTCAACAATTAGATAAACACACCGAAGTTAAGAAAAAACAAATGAGATGTTGGATAAATGATACTACTTATTCTTCTCAATGGACTGATGATTATGTAGATATTGAAGGAGGAATAACCACTGAAACAGAAACATTTAAATTATTTCAATGTGCTACAAGAAGGTCATTTTATTTATATGCTTATACTGCTTTTAATAGTGCTATTAATTATAATGATAATTCAGAGGTTATTCAATATGCTAAAAATTTTGAATATATAGGATGTTATAATCCTTCAATATTTTTAACTGGAAGAAGTATTTTAAAAGATTTAAGTTATGATTCTAAACAACAGAATTTTGTATTTTTAAATGAAATAAATTGTACAGGTGAAACTTCACCAAGATATAAAATTTATTCATTACATACTAATATTCCTTATAATAAAGATATATTAAAACAATTTAATTATATTTTTAATTATCAAATAAAAGATGAAGCAATGTATGAAACAAAAGTAGCAAAATTAACTAATTCAACACCTCAAAATTCAAGATTTTTACATGTTGATTGTAAAACACCTCAAACTTATACAAATTTAAATGCTTATAAAACGGCACGTTTTGGAACTGATTATTCAACATCAACAACCACTGCCGGAAATTTAACTAATCCAATGTATTTAAATTATTATGAAGGATGGAATGATTTTCATGGTGATGGAGCTTATGGGGTGTTTTTCCCTTGGATTAATGATTTAGGACAAGTATATACTCGTATAGATGTTAGAATGTATATAGATATAGATGCTTCAAGTAATCCTTATTTTAAATTTTATACAGATGGAGTCACTAATGCTGATAAATATGGAGGAACTTTTACTCAAGACCATTTTGATTATGACCCTTCTGTTTTTCCATTAATAACTGAAAAATATCTTAGGATTGGATGGGACCGCCATTTTTCTGCTCATGGTAATCAATGTATAATGTTATGGAATGGTTTAACTGATGTTAGTTCGTTAAAGGTAAAAATGTCTGCAGAATCAGGAGGTTCTGTTCAGGATGCTATTCCTGTTTATAGTAATACATTTTTATTAACATCAGATAATACTAAAGAATATACTTATGATACAGGAAATGACGAAATATATTTAGGTAGTGATTCATTTTTATTTAATTTTGATGAGGTAGAATCAAGATTTACAATGTCTCAATTACATACATCAAGAAAACAATTTAATAATGCTCTTAGTGGTTTTGATTCATCTGTTATGAGAGGAATAAAGGCAGATCCTACAACTGGAACTCCTGAAATATATTATCAAAATGGAATAATTCCTGATACTGTAAATACTGATAATATTGATTTTCCTATAGACATAAATCCTAATGGAAATACTCCAATTTATGAAATATCTCCTAATGTATTAAGTACATCAACTCAAGAGGTAGCATTCCATTATAGAAATTTAAATATACAAACTAATGTTATTTTTGATTCTAACTGTGGTATTTATTTAAGTTTTTGGGGTGTAGATAATAAAACTTATAATAATAGTTTATGGGATATATTAGGATTTAGTCAAAATCAAACTCATACATATCATATAGAAGATTTACCTTTTCAAGAAGTTTTATATAGAAGTAATAGATTTTTAAATAGTGGTGTAAATTTAAATCAATCTCAAATATATCCATTTACTACAAATTGTCAAATTAATAGTAATGAAATTATAACGTGGAAAAATAACCCTTTTAATATTAGTTATTTTAATACTTTAAATATTCCAAATAATTTTAGAGTTATTCATGATTCAAAAAATACTAATCACGAATTCCATTTTGAAGATAATGTTAGACCTTATAGAGTTATTCAGAATCAAGTTTCGACGTTAATGTATGCTGAAAGATTACCAAGAAAAACCAATATTCCATATTATCAAATAAGAAGTGATATATTACCAATGGTTAAATATTATGGAGGAAATAAACAGACTAATGGACGTCTTCCTGTTGTATCACTAGTTAATAAAAGTTTTGGAGGTAATGATTATATGGTTAATCAAGGAGACAACTCAATGGAATTTATAATAACAAGAAGAACAACAATAAATTCAGTAACAACTGAAATATTTGATAGTAACGGAATACCTGCTGTTTTAGATCCTCATAGTTGTATAATATATAAATTCCAAATTCCATATATTACCCCTCAAATAACACCCTATTTAACAAGTGCCGAATTAGAAGAAGCTGAACAACAACAAATTCAGAAAAAACAAACAAAAAAAAAATAATTAATAATTATATATGGAAAAAGAACCAACATATAATGTAGATTATGCCAAAAAATACTATATTAAATGTTGGTTCTAAATCTTAAAATATCAAAAAGAATATTATGATGAAAATAACACTTATAGAAAAAAAAGACAACCTAAAAAAGATTTTGAATTAAAAAAAAAAAATTTTATTATAAAATTTGATTAATATTATATAATGGAAGAACTAAAAACCCCTCGTGATTTAGATGATGATAAATATATATGGAGTGATGAGATAGAAGACTTATTAAGTGAATGGGCAGAGAAAGCCGGTTGCTACCAATGGTTACATCGTTATTCTGAACGCAAATATAAAAAGAAGAGCCATTTTTATCAAATACCTATAATCATTTTATCTACTGTATGTGGGGTTGGTAATTTTGGTGCTGATTCCTACGTACCTAAGGATTATCAAAGTGGATTCAGTGCGTTCGTAGGCTCATTAAATGTATTGACTGGAATCTTAGGAACATTACTAAGTTTTTTAAGATATTCTGAGATATACGAAGGACATCGTATTAGTGCTGTATCATGGGGTAAATTATCGCGTAGTATTCAGATAGAATTAGCATTAAAGGATGAAAGACGTAAACCGTGCCGAGACTTCCTGAAAATAACACGTTCTGAATATGATAGACTTTTAGAAAGTAGCCCATCAATAGATCAAGATGTAATAGATACTTTTAAAAAGAAATTTAATGATGAATATCCTGAAATAAAAAAACCCGTGATATGTAATGGTTTAGAAGAATGTAAAATATATAAGGAAGAACACGAAATACCAAAAATACATTCTGATAAAATAAAAAGAGTAATATAATATATAATGCCAAGTCAACGAAGATTAACAAATGAAATTAATAGAATAGAAAATGAAATAAAAGATGTTAAAAATATTGTAGTTGAAATTAAAGAATTGATTGAGCAATATAATAATGAGATTAAAAGAATTAATAATCCACTAGTTAAAAAAGAAACTGATTTAACGGATTATATTAATATTGTTCATGATTATTAATAATATAAAATCGTATTTATATAAGATTTTAGAAAATAATTAAGTTTTTTCTCATTTTTTTTATGGATTTTGAGAAAATAATTAGTTTTTTTCTCATTTTGAGAAAATAATTAAGTTTTTTCTAAATAAATTCATTTAAGGCTAAGATAATTTTAAAATTATGGGAACTTTTTATGATTTTGTCTCATTTTTAGAGAAAAAAAGAGAAAATTTTCTCCATTGAGAAATATCCGGTATTTTTTCTCATCGATAAGGTGGGGTAGGGTGGTATGTAGTGGGGGGGATAGGGTGGTAAGGGCGCCGAATTCGGATAGGAAAAAAGAAATTCATAGCGATTATACGCCAATAAACTCGTAAAAGTGGCTCAAACTGGAAAAAAAAATGTTGTTATAAGTAAAATGGAGCAGTTTGACAAACTGGAGTCTAACTGGAAAAATCAATATTATAAACATCACGAAAAAATGCGTGACTATCATAGGTTGAGATATTGGAAAATTCAATTTGGAGAAATAAAAGTAAAAAAAGAGATAAAAGATAAAGAATTTGAATTTAAAAAAGGTAATTATATTGTGAAATTTGATTAATCATAAAGGGGTACCCTTTATAATTTTTTTTCAGTTTGGGTTTTTTTATTTATAATGACAAATAACTATCTAATATAAACGTAATACGTTTAATTTTTTCATCATTGATTTTTGTATTTTTTAGATCTTCAATAATTTTATTTAATTCTTGTATTTTTAATGAAACATAATATATTTTAAATAATCGAAATTCATTAATAAAATCGGCATTGTTTGAAATTGATTCTATACCGCCTTTATATTTTTCAATTAAATCTAACCAATAATTATTTTCAAATAAAATTTTGAATGTTTTATTTTTATAAAAATGATTATTACTATATTTTATTTTATTATTTTCTAATTGGATGTAACAATTATGAGACATATCTTTTTTATTTAAATAATTTTCAAAATGCGTTTTTTTATTATTTATTTGGTCTAAAATCAATAAACATTCAGTAGACCTTTTGTATTCATTTACTAATTCATCAATTGTACAATTTTTTAATTGTGGAGGATGATAAATTTTATTATAACTTAAAATTAAATAATATATATCTTCTTTTGTTTTATTATGTAAATTTTTATCATCATCACATACAATAACTTCTGAATATTCTCTTTTTTCATAAAATATACATTTACAATTTGGAGTTATAGCATATTCAATATTATTGTTTTTATTTGTTATAATATCATAAACTTCATTAGTTTTTACTTCAAAAGGAGTACCACAGATACATTTAAAATTACCGTTACCTGTTCTTACATCTCTAATTTTAGACTCTATTATCCATTGATTAGTTTGATTTATGTTTATTTTTTTCCATATACGATGATTAATTATTTTTTTTGTATAAATTGTTTTTTTCATTAATATATATTATATATATACATTTTGTTTTTTATCTTTAACATCTTTAAATATTACAAAAATCTGGTGATTTTGGTGTTTTTTTATTAAAAAACACTACACTCGTATTTTTTTCATAATTCTATTACTTAATAACGTTTAATAATATTTTATTATTATTGGAATTCGAATTTGTAGTTTTATTTTTAAGACTGAAATTATTTTAGTGTCTTTTTATTTTGATTTTGATATTCTCGGAGAGATGGTTTTGTATTTTTTTTATATTTTTAAATATTTAGTAGTATTATATAAAAAAAACATACACTTATCATTCAGTTTGAAATTTATTACTATATATATATTATTATATAATTATTATAAATAAATAAGACTATAATAGTAATAAATATTTAATGAAACTTTTAGTGATACTTTTTATTTTTAGTGTATCATTTTTATTTTAATATAATTCTATTTAAAAAAAATATTATTATATATTATATATAATATGAATTCTATAGACAACGAAAATACTACAAAAAATGTGATTGAATTTAAAGATTTTTCTAAACCTTTTCAAAATGATTGGTTCAATAAACGTAAGGAATTTAATAATAAAAAAGATTTTATAGAAAATTTAGAATCAAATATTTTTTTAGATAAATATTTAAAAAAAGAAGATAAAACAAATGTATTTGAAGTTATCCAATCACATACGAAACTAAAACCATTTTATGATATTGACAAAGGATTTAAAACAGAACAAGAATTCAAGAATAAATATCCCGAATTGTTAACAAATGTTATGAACTTTTTAGCTAAAATGTACCCCTTAGGATCATTAGCAATAAGTGAAGCTCACGGCTGGAAAAAGAAAAACGTCATAGAAAATAAAGAAAGTAAAGAAGTTGAACATTATGCTATGAGTTTCCATATAGTAGTAAATAATTATGAAACAACAATCAAAGAATTAAGAGAAATAAACCAAGCATATAAAATTTACGATAAATTTGATTTTGTAGATAAAGCAGTTTATAGAACATACGGATTAATGAAATGCTTAAATGCTTCTAAGCCGTGGGAGCATAGATATAAAAAAATTGAAGTAAATAATAATCCATTAAATCATTTAATCCAATCAAACGAACTAACTAATACAGGATTTAATAAAGTTATTTTTCCTGAAGATTATGAACCAATAACGAAACATATTAAAAAAATTGAACCAAAAAAAGAAGAAAAAAAAAATGAAGAAAATAAAAATGAAGAAAATAAAAATGAAGAAAATAAAAATGGTGTATGTTTTTCAAAAAAAGATACACTAAAAAAAAATGATGAAGAAAAATCAATATATCCTGAAAAAAACTTTTCTGAAGTTATTCAAACTTTATTTAATATTAAAAATAAATGGCTACATTATAAAGACATTATAGATGTAGGGATGGCTTTCTTTAATACCTGTTATGAAATGAATGAATTAGAATCAGGGAGAATAATAATAGCTCAATGGATTAAAAACGGTACAAAAATATGGACTTCAAGACCTGACCGTTCAGTAGATGATTGGAATACAAGAATATTAAAAGAATGGGATTATTGGACTAAACGGCAAAATATTCCTGATGAAAAATTATCATTTGGATCATTAGACAGATGGGCAAGAGAGACAAAGCTATCAGAAGGTACACCTAATGAAAAGTATAAAGAACTAACAGAACTAAATAAAAAATATTTAGACTTAATACCGTGTAATAATAACACGTGGTATAAAGTAGGTTCAATCTTAAAAAAATTAAGTTGTAATATTGAGGTATGGGATGAATGGTGTAAAAAAGATGAAAATTATAATATTGATAATAATAAATTTAAATGGTTGGATATTGAAAAATATAATTATAATGAAAAAACTTTATACTTTTTGGCTTTCGAATATAATAAAAAAAAGTGTATGGACTTAAAAAATTCATTATATGATAAAATAGTGACAAAATATATGAAAAATCAAACAGAATATGAAATGTCAAGATTAATAAGAAATTATATTGAAAATATTTATTGTATAGAAGCAGAAGGCAATAAAACGACTTTTATTATTCCTAATGAATTTAATACATGGGAGAAAAAAAATAAAGCCTCAATAGGTAAATTATTATCAGAAGAAATTCACGATATATTTTCGTCAAAATCTTATGAAATACAATTAAACATAGAAAAACTAGAGAAAGAATTAGAAGTAAAAATAATTAAAATAGAAGATGATGACATAGGAAAAAAACAACTAATGAAAATAAAAGAAGAAATAAAAGAAAAGAAAGAACAAATAAAAGAACTAAAACAAGAAAAGAAAGGCTACGACACAACAGCCGTAAAATTACAAACTACATATAATAAAAATAATTTTATTAGTGCATTAAGAGATAATACATATGAGAAAGGAATAATAGACAAATTAGATGAAACAAATTTATATTTAATTAATTTTAATAATGGAGCTTATGATTTAAAAAATAGTAAATTTGTTATTCCTGAACCTGATGATTTTGTAAGTAAAACAACAGGATATGACTTCACCCCTGAAGTAGATGAAGAAATAAGAAAAGAATTATTTTCATTAATTAATAAAGTATATAAAGATGAAACAGATGAAACAACAGAATTAAGAGATTACAACTTAAAATTAATAGCTTCTTGTTTATGTGGTATTAATAAATATGAGGGTTTTTATGTTCATACAGGGGGAGGAAGTAATGGAAAATCTCTTATGGATTTTTTAAATGGTTTAGTATTTGGTGAATATTACGACGTTATGGACAAATCATTTTTTACAAATCAGAAAAAAAGCTCAGGAAGTGCTGACCCAGAATTAGCCGGTAAAAAAGGGATCCGAATGTTGGTAAGTAGTGAATGCGAAAAGACCGAAGAATTCCAAGCCAATAAATTAAAAATATTAAGCGGTAATGACAACATTAGTACTCGTGGATTATTCCAAGAACAATTTAAATTTATACCTCAATTTACAATATTTATTCAATCTAATGGATGCCCTAATCTCTCACAAGTAGACAAAGGCGTTAAAAGGCGTTTTAGATTGATAGAACACCCTACACAATTTGTAAATAATCCTGAACCAAATAATAGATATCAAGAAAAAAAAGATGTAACATTAAAAGAGAAATTTAGAAATGATGTAAGATACAGACAACAATTTATGTTAATATTAATTGATTATTATAATAAATATATAAAAGATGATAAAAGCGGAGAAATTAAAACACCCCCAAAAGTCAAAGAATTTACAGACAATTTTATTTATGACAATGATATTATAGGACAATTTTTCAATGAGGAAAAAATAAGAGTAACAAATGACGACAAACATTTATTATTACAATCTACATTATTTGATTTATACAGAAATTCAATATTTTATGAAGATTATGATAAATTAACAAGAAACACCTTTTATAAATTAGTAGGAAATTATGAAGGTATTAAAAAAGTACGCCGTTCTGATGGGTCTTATTTTAAAGGAATTAAACATTTTGCAAAAGCATTATAAAAAAATCTTTATTAAAATCTTTTAAAAAAAAATATATATTATATATATATATAAGATGTCACTATTACAAAAATTCAATGAATTGGATGAATGTGAACAAAAAAATTTTATAGATTGTCTAGCAGAGAACCACATTAAATATTTTATTAGAATAGTTAATAAAAATTATTCATCAACAAGAAAAGAATATTATAAAAAGAAATATAAGGAAAATGAAGAATATAGAAATAAAATAGCACTTGCAAATAAAAAATATAATCATAAAAAAAAAGAAGAAAAAAAAAATATTGAATAAAAATATATGTCATCAGAAGACGTTCAATTAGTCGCAGAAGCCTTTAATGATTTAAATGATGAAGAAAAAATAGAATTTTATATACTTAATGAAGAATTATTTAAAAATTTTTATAGAATAGAAAAAAATGCTAAAGAAAATGAAAGCTGTAGAATAAGATATAAAACAGATGAAGAATACAGAGAAAGAATGCGATTTAATAACCGTAATTATTACAAAAGAAAAAAGGAGAAAGAAAAAAAATTAAGACAATCTATAGATGCCAAGGACTAAAGATAATAAAGCTGTGCTGTATAAACCGTGGAAGAATACGACAAAAGCCGTTTATAAATATTGGGTATACGTAAAAGCCGATAATAAACAAGGATATAAAAAAATAGGATTTGGAAATAAAAATTATCAACATTATAAAGATAAATTAGGTGAATATTCAAATTTAGATCATAATGATAAAATAAGACGTAAATCATATTTAGCAAGAGCTAAAGGAATAAAAAATAAAAAAGGAGAGTTAACATGGAAAGATAAAAACACCGCCAATTATTTTGCAGTAAAATATTTATGGTAATTAATCTTCTACTAATTCTTTAATAAGATTTATTTTTTCACAATCATTTATATTTTCATTATTAATAATCTCATTAATTCTATAATCTTTTTCAAGTGCAATCTCATCAATCTCAGATATAGCTCTATTAATGCTTTTCTCTAAAGAATGCCCTAAATTACGATAATAAAAAAGAAATTGTAATTTAAAACCATTACTCATACATAAAATCCATTCTTTAGTATCATTATCAATATCTAAGCTTTTAATAATTTGGTCATTTTTACTCATTATAATATATTATATATTATTTTATTTTTTAAACAAATTAAAATATATACAAAATATATAAATAAAATGCCAAAATATACAATGAATGAAGATATTAGAACATTAAAAATTCTAGAAATTATAGAAGAAAAAGAAGAACTAAAAAAGTTTTTTTTATCAATGATTGAATTAGTAGATGAATACATTAAAGAAATGTACGATTTATCAACAGATTCAGACATTGAAGAAGATGAGCCATATGAGCCTTATGAATATTCAACAGACGAAGATGACTATTAAGAAGCTTTACTTTTTTTTAGTTTTTTTTGGTTCTGTACCAAATATTTTTTTTTGAGAAATATTATTTTTATTTTCTTTAATCTTTAAATTTTTATCATCAATCATAGAAGTTATATTATTATGTCCTTTTTTTGTCATTTTACAATATTCACATGGCATTAATTCGGCATCTTTTAAATAAGGGTTTATTTTTTTAGCATTTTTAGTTTCTTTTGGCATATTTAATTATTAATAATAAAAAAATTTATTAATATTTAATTTTATATGTATAAATAAATGTCTAAATATTCACATAGAACAGTAAAGGAATTAAAAACCTTTATAAAAAAATACAATGAACATTTTAGAATTATGCTTACAGGAAAAAAAAAGCCTGATTTAATTAAAGAAATTGAAGATGGAATGAAAAAAACCGTAACAGATGAGCTAAAAAAAGCTCATATGGATTTATTAACAAAAACACCAAAACCAAAACAGCCCAAAGTAGACAAGCCCAAAGTAGAAAAACCTAAAGAACAACCAAAAAAAACAATGAAAAAAGAGGATGAAGTAAGACCTGCTAAGAAAGCTTTTCCACCAATACCGAAAAATATTAGAGGAAAACGTGTAAATGTTAAATTTGAAAAACCTGCAACAAAAGAAAGGATAGAAACAGGTGACATTAACCTTGGAAAACTTGAAGAACCTAAACCAAAATTAGAAGCTTTAAAAGTTGTAAAAGGTAAAAAAAAAAGTATTGAATTAGAACCAACAAAAAAACTAAAAACAATTAAAGTAAAGAAAGCAGAACCAAAGAAGAAAGCACCATTTTTAGAAGAATTAAAAGAAACAGATATAAGTATATTAGAAGATGCGGGTAATTATGATTTACAAAGAGGGGGGAGATGTAGTGATTTAATTACAGTTTCACAATATATTATTAAAGCAGATAAAGATAAATTTAAAAAAGTAAGAATATTTAAATTATCAGATATAAAAACAGATATTAGAAATGTAGGAAGTTGGGAATTAAATAATCCTACACCTTTAGCGATTATTTATAATTATTTTTTCCAATTAATAGAAGATGAAAAATATTTAATAAGGGTTAAGAACGATTGCGGAGTAAGAGAATTATTATTCGTTGAAAAAGCATATAAAATATTATTAGATAATTTTGATTTAATAAAAAATAAAATAATAGAACAAAATAAAAAATATAATCCAAAAATAGAATCTATTATGAAAGAACGAAAATTAAAAGATATTGAATTTAATTTAACAGAAAAGAAAGAAGAACCAAAAGGCGAAAAAGTAAAAAAAGCAGAACCAAAGAAAGAAGAACCAAAGAAAGCAGAACCAAAGAAAGAAGAACCTGATGCTAAAAACCAAAAAAAAATAATGTCGGCATTAAATTCAATTAATAATGATATAAATGAAATATCACAACTAATAAGAAGTAACCCAAAATTTAATATTGATAAACCAACGTTAACAGAAAAACAAGTTTTTAAAAATAGTATGTTTGATAATTTAAATGATTTAGAAAGTGCTATTAAAGATTTTGATAACCAAACATTTTTTTTACAAAATAAAGAAATCAAAAATAAAATGGATGATATAAAAGACAAAATGCCATTTATTTTAGACCAAATAAAAAAACCAAAAAGTAAAAAATGATTTAAAAATATCAATATAAAAAACAACAATAAACAACAATGGTAAATTATAAAGATGGAAAAATATATAAAATAGTAGATAATACAAATGGAAATATTTATATTGGTTCTACGTGTTGTAAATTATTATGTCAAAGACTAAGGCAACATAAAAACGATTATAATCGTTTTATAAATGGAAAAAAAAATGATATGTCCTCTTTTGTAATTATTAAAAATAATGATTATTATATTGAATTAATTGAAAATTATCCATGTGATTCAAAAGACGAACTACATAAAAGAGAAAGACATTTTATTAAAACTTTAAAATGTGTTAATAGAAGTATACCTACTAGAACAAGAAAAGAATGGAAAACAGATAATAAAGAAACTTTATTTATTAAAAATAAAGAATATAGAGAAAATAAAAAAAAACAAATAAAAGAATCTAGAATAAAATACAAAGGTAAATATTCAGAATATTTAAAAAAATATTATCAAATTAATAAAGATGAAAAAAAAGATTATGATAAAAAACGGCGAAAATCTATAAAAAATTGGGGGGATTTATATTACATTAAAAACGATGTATTTACTTAACGTAAACGCCTTGCTGTGTTGCTACAGAATGCCCCATCATTTGAGCATCTTTAGCCATCTCTTCTTTAACATCTGAATATTTTTGTAAATAAATTTTTCTTAGAAGGGTCACGCCTATTCTTTTATTTAATCTTACTTCAAAAAATTTAACAATTAAATTACTAAATTCTTGTTTAGTGTATGGTTCACCTGTCTTTTTTGTAATCAAAAAATTATTATTTTTAATAATCTTTTTTTTAATTAAACATTTAAATAAACTATTAATATCATTATCTAATGTAATTGTATATTTACCATATTTATTACTTGTTTTATATTCATTCATGATTATCTCTCCTTTATTCCATAAATAATAATTTTCGCCTTGTTTCATTACATCTCCATCTTTAATAAATTTAAATGTACATAAATCAGACCTCAACGGATATTTTTGATAAAACTTTAAAATTATATACATTTGAAATTCATGCAGTTCTTTTTCGTTCATATTTTTATTAGAACGACATTTTTTAATTTTAATAATAGATTCAAACTGTTTAATAAAATCATCTAATTCTTTTCTACTAATAATATTCTTTTCTTCTTTTTCACTCATTCCATTTTTAGTTTTTTCAATATACATTTTATTAAAATTATCTCTTAATTTACTATATTTTTCTATAATATCTTCATCTACTTTTTCAGAATGAAGCCCAACAATAACAGCATTTAAAATGTTACGTTGTGTTAAATATGATTTATTTTTTATAGTGTCCATTATTTTGTCATAATTTTTCAACCATTTTAAATTACTAAAATCTTTATTTTTATAAACTTCATTATGTAAATTAATTAAATATTTAAGATATGATTCAATTGTAATTTTTCTAACATTTGGTTTTTCTTTTTGTATCTGTTTAAATAAATTCTCGTAATTATCCATTATTTATATATATAAATAAATATATTTTTATTATAATTAAAATTAAATTATTAAAATAAATATGACATAAAATAAAATATTATTATAATTAAAATGTCGTTAATCTTAACATCTCAGAAATCAAGTGAGCCCAATAGCCGTCCATATGACTATCAAAATTACTTTAGTTCTACAATGAAAATTGCTAAAGGTTCAAAAATTGCCTTAAATCATATAACCATAAATAGAAATGCTTTTTTTAATTTTACTGAAGAAAAAGTATTTTTTATTTATCATGGTGTAACAATGCCTGATAGTGAATTAAAAATGAGAGATATGCCTGATTCAACAGGATCAAAAAATGCCTTATTAGAAGATACAACATCAGTTTTAACACCTCAAAAAATTAATAATTATGTAAATTACCCTCAGCCTGTCGTTGTAGAAAAGGGAGAATATTCTGTAAAACAATTATGTGATAAGATTAAATATAGATTAAATAATCCTTCGGCAAGTTATGGAGGTGATTTTTTCCGTACAGGATTTTGGAATGTTATTCCTGTTTATAATGCTTCTAATGAATTTCAATATATAGAATTTGACTGGGACACTTCAACTAATACAATAGCTGCAGCCTTTCCACCTGATAATTCATTTATTAAATTATATCCTGATAATAATAACATTACATATTCTCAATCAGGACAAAGTATAACAGGAGGAGATGCTAATTGGAACTGTGGAGAATTTGATAGATTTATTAATAATCATAATGGAACTTTTAGATTTGATATTCAAAGCAATAATATTATAGCAGGTTTAACTCGTGTAACAGTAGGAGAAAGACATCAGGAGATTTTCCCTGAATATCATTATAAATCAAATGGTGCTTCAATTTTAGATTGTCCTCGTGGTCTCGATTTTTTTGATTATTGTGTTGCATCTGATACATCAGGAAAAATGAGAGTATTTATTTTAAAGGCAACAATAGATCCTGATGAAAATTCCCATGTTTATGGAAATTTAGAAATGGAAGAATTCAGTTATGGAACTCTTGTAGATACTTACATGGATTCCTATGCTGAATTTACTGTAGAAAATAATAATGTAAAAATTGTTTTATTTTCTCAGGGAAAAGTTCAAGTAACTATTACTAAACAATTAAAACCTATAGGAAATACAACATATCAATTAGTTCCGAAAGTATGTATTAAAGGAACATCTATTTTAGGAATAGGTGCAGCACCTTTATTATTAAGTGATACAAATAAGCCAATATATCCATCTACTGTTAATATAGGAGGTAAAACTGATTATTCTGATTGTAATATTTGGCATATTTGTCATGGTATATGGTGGAGTGGTAATATCTTATCAAATACAATAACTGATATAGATAATAAATTTTTATTTAGAATGTTTGATTCAATAATGGGAACATCTACAATTAAATCAGATGACGATGCCATGGACGTACAAGATGGAGGACAAAGTATATCAATATCAGATATGGACGGACCTTTATTTAATGATATATTTTGGACTTATCAATTCGATGAAACATTAAATACAAATGCAGGGGGTTTTAAATATCAATATAAAACCCCTGTCTCTGCTAAAGAATATTTATTTGATGGTGATGGAACTGTTATTATTCCATATAGAATTAAAAATACATTGTTTCATGTAGTAGGAACTCTAGACGGTGCCATTGGGATTAACCCAAAATATAAAAAAGGAATAGAAACAGAAGTAGATGGAAATCAAATAGTTCAGATATTAGGAAATAATAGAATAGCATTAAATAATAATGATATTTTATATGTAAGAATTGATTTAGGAAATGGTTATACAATGAATGGGGCAACTAGTTCAGTAAGTAAAATTATTAGTCCTATTTTAACAGATACTTCCTCGGTAGATATTGGTACATCTCTAGGAATTAGAACTTATACCCCAGAAAGAATGTATTTAGATTTAAATAATGCGGAAGATATATATATTAATTCAATTAATGTTTCAATCGTAACCAAAGGCGAAAGGTTTGCTGTTGAACTAGCCCCATCTACTTCTGCTAGTTTCCACATTATACCACCTGAAAAATAATTATACGAATTTTAAAATAAAAAAATCGTAAAAAAAATATTGTATAGAACTATATAAAATGGACGAAGAAGATAACGCCGATGAGTTGATGCCTGAAATTATTGAAGCAACCCAAAACGAAATAACGAGCGAAGAAGAAGAAGAAAGTGAACAAGAAGATATAATAGAGCCAAAGCAAGATATACAAAGTAATGATATATTTGAAGATAGCAATAATAATGAAAATGACGAAAATATTGAAGAAAAACCTATAGAACCTTTATTTGTAAAAAAGGTTAAAAATGAGACTGAACCCAAAGAAAATAAAACACAAGTTGAATTTATTGAAACTGTAAAAAAAAATATAAAGGGTAGTACTAATGAAAATTCACAAAAACGTAAAAAACAATTAGAACATTTAAGAATGATGAGAGAACGTAAAAAACAGTTAGCAGAAGAAAGAAGCCAACAACAAGAGCCAAAAACACCGAGATCCCAAAAAGAGCGATCACGAACACCTGAAGAAAGACCACGAACACCTGAAGAAAAAAATATAGTAAAATTTAATCCTGATGAATTAGAGGATTTTATGGAAAATATAGCAATAAAAAGCATTCAAAAATATAAAGAACAAAAAAAGGCTAAAGAAAAAAAGAAAGCAGTAGAAAAACCACCATCTCCAAAACGTGAAATAGTAAGACCTCCCAATCCCATAAATAATATTATTAAACCTCAATGGAGAGAAGAAGATTTATATGCTAATTTTTTTTAATCAACCTTAATATTTGTTCTTGGACAGTATCCATTTTCTAAATCTGAAATTGCTTTACTTGCCATTTGTAATCTTTTGTTACTTAATAAATATTCTTTTTCAATAATATTGTATAATATAATACAAAATAAATAATTAATAATTAAAATCATACTAAAAAAAAATAATATATTCATTATATATAATGGAAGAAGATAAAAATATTAAAGGATTAAAAATAATACCTGTAAAACCAGATAAAGATGAAAACAAATATAAAAAAGTTCATCCTTATTTATTCCAAAGTCCCTACGTTGCTGCTATAGTGTCACCTCGTATGACAGGTAAAAGTTGTCTTATATCTTGGCTTCTTTTACATGAAGAGGCATTCGGACAGGATATGTATAAAGGAGGTGTTTATATATTTAGCCCAACTATAGAGCAATGTTCAACCTCGAGATTTTTAAGACAAAGATATGAATGTGACACCGTTTATACAGATGCTAAATTACAAGGTATTATAGACAGACAAAAGCAATACTCTAAATCTGAGATGCCTCATATATGCTGTGTATTTGATGATGTTGTAAATGATGCCTCAATGAAGAAAAACTCACTTTTAACAGCATTTATTACAAAATCGAGACATTATAATTGTGATATTATAGTAAGCGTTCAACACTGGAAAAGTATACCAAAAATCTCTAGGAGCAATATAACTGATATGTGTATAGGTTTTCCTATACCAAATAAAAAAATGCTTCAAGAAATGGCAGAGGAAATCGGCGATAATTTTGAAAATGGACAAGAAGATTTTTATAAATATTATTCAGAAGCAACAGAAAATAAAAGATATAATTTTATGAATATTAAGCTACGCGAGAACCCGGTACAAGTATTCGCAACTTTTGAAAAACAAGTAAAATAAAAATAATATTTAATAAATTTAAAATCTTGTATATTTTAAAATGTCTTATTCCGATTTAGTAAGTTCTCAAAATGAATTATTAGGGAATTTAGCAAGTGAAAATGTTAATGTTGAAATGGGTAATATTCAGAAATTAGCAGATTTTGATAAAAAAAAGAAAGATATTAGTGATACAATAACAGGACTACAAAATAAAGAACAAGGAGAAACTGGTAAAATTGATTTAGTAGAAGGAATCCCTGTTACCGTTGAAGATGTTGGTGGAGTTTTGGGCACTAAGGCAACATATAATTTATATAAAAATGCAAAAGCAATGCAGAAAACAGGAAGTTTAGCAGTTGAAGGATTAGAAAGTGCTGATACATTAGGAGGACAACTTAGAAATGCCTCTAAATTTGCCCAAGCAGGTGCTAAGCAACTTTTAAAGCCTCCTGTTACAAAAGCTGCTGAAGATGTAGCAAAAACAACGGCAACAACAGCAGTTCAAGAAGGGGCTCAGACAGTTAGTGGAGCAGTTCAAGAAGGGGCTCAGGCAGTAAAAACTGCTGGTCAGACAGTATTAGCAGGTGAAAAAACAATATCATCTGTTGCATCTGATATTATAGGGAAGGCCGGCGCAGGACTGAGTATTGCTTCAGGTTTAGAATTAGGTTCAAAAGATTTACAAGGACTAGCAGAAGGTAAAGGCTGGGGTGCTTTCGGTGATAATACTTCGGAACGTGTAGGAAATATTCTATCATTAGCAGGCGATGTTACTTCTGTAGTACCTGGGGGAGAGATAATAGGTGGGTTATTAGACCTTGCAGGCGGGGCCTTTAATTGGTTTGGTGAGAAGAGTGAGAATGATAAAATTAATGCTCAAATAGACCAACAAAACAAAACTAAAAATAGTCTAACACCTGCACCTCCTCAGTCTAATGTTATTCATCCTTCATTATCAACGTTAGGAATTGTTAGTAATGTATCTCATCCTGTAGCTCAGATGATTGCAGGAAGTGGATCCTTCTGAATAAACTTTTTATAAAATAAAATTCTTTAAAAAAATTATATTATTAATAAATAAATAATGTCGAATCTATTTACATCACGACCAAAAATAAAAGTAGGACAGAGCAGTAAATCATTTGTAAGTCAAAATGGGCTTCAATATAGTGGAGGACAAAAAATAGTTGTAGAAATTGATGAGTCAGTTCAATTTTTTGACCCTCAACAGAGTTATTTGAAATTTGATTTTCAGATTAATCTAAATGATCCTACATATAATTATTTATGTCAATTAGATCCTCTAATCGGTGCATCCGTATTATTGGAAGATGTTAGATGTTATAATCGCGCAGGTGTATTATTAGAGGAATATCCAAATTATTACAGTTGGGCAAACGTTCACACTCTATATTCTGAAACAGACACACGTATTAATAAGGATGGATT